TTATTTAATATTATTAATAATTGTTATCAACTCTTTAAGAACGGCAGTTTTTACATGGGCAATCATCGTAAATTCTGATAATTTTTGATTTATTGTATCATACATAGTGACATATTCTCCATCCACAAAAATTTGGTTATGTGCAAAAGCATTCCTGATATGGGAAAACAGACTGGAAAACACTTTATTTTTTACACTCGTAAAAACGATTGTATCACTAATATTCTCATTTGAATAATTGGTTCTTATAGTGAGGATTTCTTTCTTGTTATTTTTGCAGTATTTGAATTTCCCGTCTTCCTCTTTATCATTATAAACAAGTTGCACTTGTCCAGATTTGACAAATTGCTTCCATTTTTTATCACTTGTTTTATTCCTCAACTTTATTTCATCGTTTTCGGATAATAACAAAACATCTTCATACAACGTTTTCAATAAATCCCCAAGTTGATTTGTGGATTTTCTTTTTGTAATTTGAACAATAGGCATAGTTAATTTGGGAGTTAAATTGTAACAGACATTTATTTGTTTAAATTAATGTGTCCTTAGATATAGTAAATGATATGTCCATTTAGAGCCTGAATATCATTATTTTCACTATTCTTAAACTTTACATTATTGAAATTAAGCATAATCATTCCATTGCCTTCACGTATTGTCGCTTTCCCATTCAAATACTCGTATGCAGAACGGCCAATACTTGTACCAAAGGAAATATACGTTGCAATATTCGCATTATTGTTTACAAAATCGGCCATAGAAAGAGATTCGTTTAATGAGATTTTTATTATAGATTCATCATCTGTTTCTTCTGTTTTTCCATCGAACGAAAAGCTAATGTATCGGTCATCATCTCCCCAATCACTGATATAAGCTCCACTCCAATCAGGCTGATACCAAAAGATTTTTCCGTTGACTCTCAAATTTGTAGAAACGTAGTTCGTAAAATCTACATTTTCACTTTCTTCTTTTTCTATAAAAGTATCATCATCGCCACATGATGCAATATTAAACAAAACAAAGGTTGTAATAATCGTGGTTCCAATAAATTTAAAGACTTTCATATTTATATATTTTAAGATTATTAATATTGAGAAACAACATATATGGGTTCGATGATTTTTATTTCAAAGTCATTACTATTTTCATAAATACTTATCTTACAGCGTGGAGAGATTGTGTATTTTTTCAAACTATCACCAATAGGTATATTATTTTCATCAAACACTGTATTAACCATAAAACTTACAAATCCACCGAAATAATAATCACCATTTCCAGCATAAAAACTATCATCATCAATATTTACATTTGCATTGACATTGTCAATGGAAGAGACTATTTCCAATTTAATACCTACCCACGAAAGGTTCTTATAATTACTTTTAATCAGCACTTTTAGTCTTTTACAGACTTCTTCATTGGTTACGATTCCCATAACAAATAAATTTTTGCCTACCACTTCCTCCCTCGCTTCAGCGGTTTATAAATAATGTTCAGTGTGGAAACAAAAAAGACGTGGGAGAAACCATCTGTCGCTTATCCCACTATCAGGCCTTCGCACTGCCTATGCACAAGGATAAGCAACTCAGCCAGCCCACGCTGGTATGTTCACAGATGATAATTAGTGTTAAAATAGTTGGTAATTAGAGATTTACATATTACCTTTGCCGAAAAATATAAGAGATATGAAAGGTATAATCTATAGTAGAGTTTCCACAGAGGGACAAGAGTACGAAAGACAGACTAATGATTTGTTGGAATACGCAAAGCGTAACAACATAGAGTTAATAAGTGAACCACTGGAAGAAAAAGAAAGTGGTTTCAATGATGACAGACCTAAGTTTAAGGAATTGCAGAAACTGACAAAGGATGATGTGGATATTATCTTAGTATGGGAATTAACCCGATTAAGCAGACGAAGCATTTTCTTACAGCAAACTGTACAGGACTTCATAGACAAAGGTATTAGAATCTATGCCTATAAGGACAATTTCAGCACACATAATGCTGATGGCAGTATTAATGAAATGGCTAAGATGGTTCTGGCTTTAACTGCTACTATAGCTGAATCAGAAGCAAAGACTTTGAAACAAAGAACTATTGCAGGTAGAACACACGCAGTAGTGAACAAAGGGCACGCATATACTTTTAGAAAAGTGTATGGCTATGATTTTGAAGATTGGAAGTTTGTAATAAATGAATTTGAAGCTGCCTTAATTCGGGATATGTTTAAGATGTGTGCTAAGGGTATTAGTTTACAGAGAATACAGGAATATATAAGAAGTAAAGACAGTTCAAGAAATTGGAAAACATCTTCTATAGCTGGGATTTTGCGTAATACCTCATATTACGGTGAACACAGCTATAAAGGAACTATTATCAAAACACCTAAAATCATTGAAAAGAGACTGTTTGAAAAAGCGAATAAGGGACTGGAAGAAAGAAGCAATCATAGAAGTAAGGCTACAGAGAAAAAGGAAATTACCTACCTTCTGAAAAGCCTGTTAGTTTGCAGTAACTGTGGCAGACATTATACCCATTCAAACAAGACTTACAAATGTGTTTCTGATGTGAATAAGGACTATGAAAGATGTGGGGCAACTACTGTATCAGCACCTAATTTAGATACTGTAATTTGGGATTTGGTAAGTACTATATTCAAAGATGCCATTAATGAAAACTCATTAGCGGAAAAGAAACAGCCTTATCTGGCAGAAATAGCATCTATCAGAAAAGAGATTCAGAATTACGAAGAAAGAATAAAGGACATTGATAAGGAAAGTGATAAACACTATAAGCTGGCAATAGCTTTAAGTGATAATCCTATTATGTATGAAAATGCACTTAATGAGATTAAGAAATTAGGTGCTTCCAGAAAAGGGGTTGAATCCGAAATTACCAAACTGGAAAAGAAGATTAAGCTGATAGAAGATAAGATTACAGCTATAGTAGAAGGTAGTAGTTATGTCATTACTGATAACACTGAAAAGAATGAGTTTATACATAATGTGATAGATAAAATAGTAGTATATGGTGATAGAAGCCAAAAGATATTTAAGGTACTATTTAAAGCTGAAATAGAATATGATATTATCTATTATAAAAAGTGCTTCTACTACTTCAAAAATGATGGCTGCATAGAATACACAGATACCCATCTTATAAAGAAGTTACCGATGCAGAACAAGGTTACAGAATCCATCCTTATCAGTGTTACCAGCAGTAACAACACTATGTTTGATGAAAATGTATTTGGTAACTATTCCTTTGATGATTTCTTTAATATCCTATCAGAATACAAATTACTAAAGAAAGTGATTGAAGTGGAATATAATTTTAAAAAGCCAGCAAAGTGATGCTGGCTTTACTTTTATATGAAACTTAAAAAGTCGGCTTCAGACATTATTTCTATGTCTTGTCCTTTGTCTTTCAGTTTTATGGCTTTTTCTTGTTTGGAACTTAGGCCGTCTTCACCTACTACCCTGTAATCCTGCTGGCCTACTACAAGTATATCAGTATTCTTAGTTACAGAATCTACAGGGATGCCACCTATATCAGCTATCTTTTGCCACAAACCTTGTCTGGTGGAATAGCTAAGTTTGCCAGTGAAACAAACGGTTTTCTGGTAGAAGTAGTTTCCTTCATCTATCAGTTCTGGATTCCCTTGTATGTTGGCACTTTTTATTTTAGGGCTTCCAGTAGATAGCTGTGGCTTAAAGTATGATGGCTTAAATTCACCACGTTTAAAATAGTATTTGGATTCCAGTTCTTCTAAAGATGTAACTTCTGCCAGTTCCAAAGATTTGATAAAGACTTTGGCACAGGCAATAGAATCACTTTCCGCTCTATGGTGTGATTCAAAAGGAATATTCATAGCTTCACACAATGGGGACAAAGAATAGCTGTAGGTATCTTTAAAAGTGTATTTGGCAATTCTACAGGAACAGAAATGTTTGAATGTAGGAAATTCTATATCATAGAGTTCAAAAGCATCTTTCAAAGCGTACATATCAAATGAGGTGTTATGAGCCACTACAATTTGATTTGTCAAGTATGGTTCTACTTCTTTCCAGACCTTTTCAAATGAAGGACTGTTTTTTGTCATTTGGGGTGTAATGCCGTGAAGATAGATATTAAATCCATCGTAATCATTCCCTTCTGGACGAACTAACCAGCTTTTGCTTTCAACTATCTGGGAATCCTTTACTATGGCTATACCTATTTCACAGATAGAGTTTCTTTGCCAGTTGGCAGTTTCTAAATCTAACGCTACAAAATTCAGATTTTCCATAACTTTTAGTTTAAATTTGATGCAAATATACAATAAATTGCAGTTTTATAATAGCTTTTGTTTGTAAATGTGTACATTTGCAGAAATGAATCAATAATATACAGGTATGCACTAATTATAGTGCTAACTTTATTGTTTATATTTATGCCCAAAACATTCCAATATTTAAGTAAGTCTGCTATAAATACAATGCTGCCAGATAATTTGCAGATAAAAGGCAAAAAATATAGTGGTGGTATTTACTCTACAGAAAGTGGAGAATTAATAGGATATACAGAATCTAAATACTATGAAAAAGAAGATGAATTTTTCTATTCTTTATTTATAGATTTATTTGAAAAATGTGAAGTTAAAAATGCCTGTTTAGTAGTCTATAATAAGGGTGTGTTTCTGTTACCATTGGAGTTATTGTTAGAATTAAGAGAAGTTACACATTCAAAGCTATATAAAGATATGGGGCTAAGATATAATCTTCATATTGTTGAGAAAGATAATAGTTTCATATTGAGCAAAGCAAAAAATGGATATACAAAAGACCTAACAGAATACTTTATACCGTATGAAGCCCACTGTATAGAAGAATTATATGATATTGATTATGACCAGATTCTACAAGATGCTATAAAATATCAAGATTCAGAACAACAGTACACTATTACAAATGATGCAAAACGAAGAATTGAAAGTAAAAAGCAAAAGGAACGTATAGCCATTTTAGAAAATCATACCTGCCAAATATGTGGCTTTAATCAATCTTATATCAATGAAAGCGGTAATAAAAAATGGATTATTGAAGTTGATCATATTATTGAAAAGTCCAAAGGTGGAGGAGAAACAATAAATAATTTAATGGTACTGTGTCCTAATTGCCACGCAAAAAAAACTTATGGAATAATTAAAATAGATAAGAATTACCGTGTATTTGAAAATAATGTAGAAATACAAATTAGGGACAATCATTTGAAATTATCCCTTAAATGAACCATATAATATAAACAAATAATGCCAGCCTACAGTTAAGTAAGCTGGCATTTTTTATAGTATGGGGGCTAAGATGCACATTATACAGAAAGCCATTACAGCACCCCAAATGAACCCTTCTAAAATCATTTTATTGTATGTTTTCATAGTTGTTAGGTTTAAGTAGTCCTATTCCGATTCAAACGGAAACTTAGAAGGTTAGAATTTCTTATGCTATCATTACATCATAGGACAATATTTAACGAATACTTATCTGATTAAGCCTATCAAGCCAGTTAAGGTAGTACTGGCAGTTTTTATCTGGGTATTGTTGCTGGTATGAATCCACCAGCCTTAATATCATTTCTCCGATTTCTTCCATATACCATTTATCTTTATGAACTTAGTACCCTTTTCTTTAGGTATCAGTAGTATATTCTTCATCTTCTTTCCTGTATTAACGGCTGTAGTCCTATTACAGTAGAAGCTATCAGTAGTAGCGTATTTACTTATGGTGTATGTACTGTACCAGTAACAGGAATCTTCACCAAAGAAGCAAATGTAAAAGGCTGCATCTAAACCCTTATCTTTCTTATCCTGTACCAAAGCATTAAACTTATCCACTTCCATAAGGTGTGTATCATAGTTTTCATACTGCTGGCTTCTTACTTTGATTTCGGCTACTATGCCTTTATCTTTGAGTTTGAAATAAAAATCTACAGGGTTAAATTCATCTTCTGTGGGCTATAAGTCTGTAGCTTTCATCTATCCCAGCAGTTCACACAAAAGGCTTCTACCCTTCTATTCGGATTCTGTAAACTTATTCATATTGTAATAGTAATTAGTTGTTCTTCTTTTATATCTTCTTTGGGTTCTTTGGCTAAGTAGTGACACTTGTAATATTGCCTACCCTTTGTAATATGTCCCTTATCTTCTAATTGCTTTAAGTATTTGCTGGTAGTTTGTCGGGTAATACCCATTCTATTAGCTATGCCTTCTATGGTGGTTTCTGCTATATCATTTATCCCTATTTCCGCTATCAGTTGTAGGTAAATGAGTACACCCTTTTCTTTTGGCTTCAGTTCCTGTACAAGTAAATCTGGATTCAACATCAAAAATTCTTTGGACTTTGGTAATGTGTATTCATTAAATACATAATCATTCACTTCTGATTTAAGCTGTATGTAGTCCAGAAAGCCGTTTGTTTTTAATCTCTTTACAGCATCTTCCACTTTGCTTAGTGCTATGTTGTATTTGTCTGCTATAGTCCTTAATCCTATTCTGGATTTGTGTGTAGTGCTATCCTTTTGAAAGTCTATAGCTGCATATACCAGTACATCTATGAATTTAGTTCCTGTTTTCAATGCCAGAAATTTTCTTGGTATTTGAATAAACCTCATAGTTTGCCGATGTAGGATTATTAGTTAAAATAAAATCTTCTGTGAACTTGAACAATCTATTAAATAAGCCAGTACCAAAGTGTATTTTAGCTTCTTTTCGGTTCTGGAACACCTGCCCAGTTGGTTTGTAAATAATCATTCGTTTTTCTTCAAATTTGGTTAGTTTGCTAATCTAAAAATGAAAATTCATCTAAAAAGAGTGCCTAAAGTAGCAATGTTAAATTTTGGGTACTATTCCATACAGTAAAAAAGTATTGTATGGATATGTACCCATTTTTTAACATTGACCTTTTATGATAAGATTTCGTTTGAATCTTATCTTTTCGGCTAAGTGAGCCTTTGAAAATTAAAATTATGAGTGATTTTTTGTAACTGTAATCTTCTGATTATCATCTATTCAAGTATATTCACAATTCTGGGCGATTCCAAATAAATATAGCGGAATCTTTGTTTGGCTGGCTGGTATGCCGCTAATCTCTGCCAGGCACTGACCGACCCGCCGAGCCAGCCGAAATTTGGCGAAAAGAAGCCGATTTAGTCCGCTGGGGTACTTTCCACCGTAATAGCCGCTTTTCTACCCTGCTGTAGATTACTTTTTAGTATAGAAGTTAGTAATGTTTCATATTTGGTGGAATTGATAACTTTACCCTTCACTTTGTTTTCACCTACCAGAATACAGCCACTGGTATCATTTGGAGTATTGCCACGGTGTATTAGTATTCCTTCAAAGTTTGGCACATTAAGTAATCTGGGTAAATCCCTTTTGAATTTGGGCGATCTGTTTACTATGACTTCATAAGTGCCTTCTGGAATGGCTGTTTTGCCAGCTATCTTCTTTTCTCTTACGGTATCTTCCAACGTATCACAGAAGTACTACCCATCTATATAAAGTCTGCCTATTGTGTAATCTGGTTTTTGTGCTATTCGTTTTAAAAGTAATTTCATTTGTTTGTCAGTACATTAATTATGAGTAATTTTGCAGCATATAAATAAAAGCAGGATGAAAACTTATCTATTTGACACATTCAACAGGTACAAAAGATTCAGTGAAAAACTGGATGCTAAGACTATTCTTTGTAATAAATCTTGGTGGGTGTTTAATGATTCTGGAGAAAAAGAAGTGTATATTTTTAATACAGATGGTTCTTTAATTGTGTCTATAAAAGGTAAAGTTAGTTATTCTACTTGGAAGTATATTCCTGCAAATAAATCTATCATTATTGCTGCTGGTGAAGAATCTTATATGGTTATTCCTGCTTTTGTGGATAGTAATATATTAGCTTTACAGATAGATGGTACTGATGAATTTGCTTTTCTGATTGATGAACAGAATATACAGAAATTCCTGCCTAAAACTTTATTAGAAGTACACCAATATTTTGAAGACAAGGAAGCAAAAGAAATTGAAGCTAAAATTATTAAAGAAAGAGAATTGAAAGAAACAGAACAAACAGATAAAAGGCTTGTTATCTGTCTTTTTATTCTTGCAGGTGTGTGTGTTCTTATTGAATTATTATTTTAAAATGTAATTTCTAATGACATTCTTTGCAAAGGCTTTGTAAATTATGAAAGTCGTATGCCTTTTGTAATCTCATATTTCCTGTATAATTCATAAAACTATCTATGTGGTGAACATCTACAGCAGGTTTCACTATGCCAGTCTGTAGGCACTATTCACAAAGTGGATTTGCCATTAGCTTTGCCTATCTTAGTTTCTTCCATTTTGCAGACTGATACACCTTCTATCTATCCTGCCTGTTAAATGTTCTGGATTTCTGCTTTGATGGCTTCTATAAAGTTGGCATTTGTTGTAGGTGTTGGTTCTTCATATTCGGTATCTGGAAAATCTTTATCTTCTATTGGTATCACCATATAGTTTGTAACCTTATTATCTCTATAATATGCACCCTTTAATAAGTTGAAGTAGTATTTGTACTACTATACAAAGTCCTTATCTGGGTTGTAATTGTATGTCAGTTTAAGATAGGTATCATTAAATATATCTTCATCCGTTTCTGACTTCACCAGCATAGAATGTAACTGCTGGTAGTGTTTGGTAAGTAGTCTGCTTACTTCTGGGTTATATAGGGCTTTTTCTACATTAACCTACATTCTTTTCCACTAATCCCAGTTATTAACCTGCTGCATTGTTATACTTCTTAATGTAATCTGAAATAAAGTATCTTACAAGTTTAGCTTTTGGTAGCTGTAAATCTTTAGACATTCTGTTTAGTTCCTAATCTTGGTTAGGGGTTAATCTTACAGTGATTCTGTTACTTTTGTTCTTTGTTTTATCGGTATTTCTCATATCCATTTATTTATAGGTTTATATAAACAAATATATTCTTTACAGAAGTGTTCCCAAAATATTTTTATCTGATTTTTTATTTGGCTGCCATATAACTGTATTATTAATGAAAAACGAATTAACAAACTGATTATTAACAATAAAACTAATTATTTATGGCAAAATTTAAGATACCTACAGACATTGAAAAGGATGCAGTGGAATATATGAAGAATGTGCTGCAACAGTTAGAAGATAACGGTGTTTTGGAAAATGTAGATAGTGCTGCATTAACAATGCTGGCCAGAAATTACAGTATGTTTATCAAAGCATCCAAATAGCTTGAAAAAGATGGATTAACAGTAACCAGTGACAGGGGAAACATAGCACCCCACCCAGCTATAAAGATTGCCAAAGATGCACAAATACAGGCTATGAAAGTAATGGCAGAATTTGGGCTTACTGCCAAAGCCAGAACCAAATTAAAGATAGATAAGGCAGATGAAGATTCACCGTTTGAAGCGTTTGTAAAGGCTGGTAAAGAAGTTAGATAATGGGCAAATTAAAGAAGAATCCTATTCTGGATGATGCAGGTAATATTATAGGGTATGAAGCACCAACAAAGGATATACAGATAATGGTATGTGACAAAAAAGAAGCGGATGCCATAATTATAGCAAACCACTATTCACACAAAGCCACAAAGAACAGCTTTCTTTCTTTTCTGGTGTATTACAAAGATAAGGTAGCTGGGGCTTTACAAGTCGGTTATGGAATCCGACCAAAGAAAAAGGGTACACTGAATCCAGACGAAGTTAGGGAATTTGATAGAATGTGGCTATCTGATGAAATGCCGAAATATTCGGAAACTATCACTTTATCCCTGCTACACCATTATCTAAGGAAAGTACACCCAGAAGTAAAGTATCTGATTAGCTATGCAGATAACAGTAGTGATGTAGGCAATGAAGGGACTATTTATAAGGCTGCAAACTACAAGCTGATAGACAAAGTAAAATCCGATTTCTACATACTTGAATCTGGTGAAAGAGTACACCCAGTAACGATGTGGCACAGACACGGAACAAGAAAATGGGCTTTCCTACAGTAGCAGTACCCCAACATTAAAAAGGCTGATGGATTCCAGATGAAATACCTGTTTGAATTATGAAGTATTATCAATATGCAGAAGATGTAATAAATGGAAAGATAGTAACAGGCAATGCCATTAAGTTAGCCTGTAAACGGTTTTAGGATGATTTACTAAGGGATGATTTGGAATTTAGGGAAGATAAGGTAGAAAGAGCCATACAGTTTATAGGTACACTGAAACACTTTACAGGCAAACACAGTGGTAAGTGTTTCAAGTTGGAAAGCTGGCAACAGTTTATAGTAGCCAATATAGTAGGCTGGTATTATAAAGGCACTAATAACAGAAGATTTACCAGCAGTTACATAGAGGTAAGCCGAAAACAAGGCAAAACAGCCTTAGCTGCTGCTTTGTGCCTTTACTACCTTATTGCAGATGGTGAAGATGGTGCTGAAGTACTTTTGGCTGCAAACAGTAAAGATTAGGCTAAGATTGCTTTTGATATGTGCAGCAAGTTTACAAAGGGGTTAGATTCCAAAGGAAAGTATCTTACTGCTTACAGGGCTGATATTCTATTCGGAATGACGAACAGCAAACTGAAAGTACTGGCTGCTGATGATTCTAAATTGGATGGCTTTAATGCCAGCTTTGGCTTATTGGATGAATACCACGCAGCAAAGAACAGCAAAGTAAGAGACGTTATAAAGTCCAGTATGGGAATGAGACAGAATCCCCATTTATGTACTATTACCACTGCTGGCTTTGACAAGTCTTTGCCCTGTTACCAGCTAAGAAGTGTAGCCATAGAGATTTTGAACGGACTAAAGACAGATGATGAAATGTTTATAGCCATATACAGTTTAGATGATGCTGATGATTGGAGGGAAGAAAAGAACTGGGTTAAATGTGCTCCGAATTTGGATATTACTGTTACCAGAAAGTATATAAAAGGACAAGTTCAACAGGCTATTAATAATCCTGCTGATGAAGTTGGGGTAAAGACCAAAACACTTAATCTGTGGTGTGACAGTTCTAATGTGTGGCTACCAGAAGAATACATTATCAAAAGCAGTCAGTAGGTGGAACTGGAAAAGTTTTCTGGGATGGATTGTTATATAGGTGTGGATTTGGCTGCTACCAGTGACTTAACAGCAGTTTCTTATTTGATTGTTTCTGATGGCAAATATTACTGGAAAACCCACTATTATCTTCCAGAATCGGCACTTATTGAAAAGGCAGACAAAGAATTGTATAAATACTGGAAGCAGATAGGGATATTAACTGTGACCAGTGGAAATGTTACGGATTATGACTACATTACTAATGACATTATGAAGTATGCAGAAATAGTGAATATACAGGCTGTAGGGTATGACAAATACAATGCAACACAATGGGCTATAGATGCCACAGCAGAAGGTTTGCCATTAGAAGAATATCCGCAAACATTAGGTAATTTCAATATGCCGACAAGGGAACTGGAACGGCTGGTTATGTCTGATAGGGCTGTAATTGATAATAATGAGATTACCCGATTCTGTTTCAGAAATGTAGTGCTTAAATCCGATTATAACGGTAATGTAAAACCGAATAAGGCAATAGATAAGAAAAAGATAGATGGGGTAATAGCTATGATACAGGCATTAGGAATGTACCTTAGAATCCCACATTACAGTAATGAAATAACAACTATTTGAATGAAGATAGGTAACTTAGAAATTAATTGGAACAAACAGCCAGTAGTAGAAGAACGTAGTTTCTTTGATTCTTTGATGTATAACAGTAATGGTAGTTACAGCACTAATAAGGCTATGCTTTTATCTACAGTTTACAGGTGTGTAGATGTAATCAGCGATTCTGTAGCCCAGTTACCATTAGAACCATATTACAAAGATAAGTTTGGCTATAAGATGAAATTTGTGGATCATCCTACTTACTACCTGCTTAATAAAGAGCCAAACGGCAAAATGAGCAGATTTACCTTTATAAAGACTTTGGTAGTAAGTGTATTACTAAATGGTAATGGATATGCCTATATAGAACGAGATAATAAAGGTGATGCTATATCCCTATAGTATATCCCTTCAGAATATGTTACCATTACTGAAGTAAAGAACGGTATCAAATACAGTGTGGTAGGTATCAAAGGGCTGGTAGAACCCTGTAATATGATACACCTTCTTAACTTTAGTTATGATGGCATTAAGGGTATCAGTACATTAACCCACGCAAGGCAGACTTTAGGACTTTCAGCAGACAGTGAAGCCCACGCTACAGGATTCTTCAAAGGTGGTGCAAATCTGGCTGGTATATTGAAAGTACAAAGTACATTAACTGGCAAACAGAAAACAGACTTAAAAACAAGCTGGCAGACTGCTTTTAGTCCTACCACTGGTACACCCAACGGAGTAGCAGTACTTGAAGGAAATATGGACTTTTAGCCCATTACAGTAAACCCTGCTGATGCACAACTGTTAGAAACCAGAGAATTTAACGTAATTGATATTTGCAGGTTCTTTGGGGTATCACCAGTTAAAGCATTTGATTTGAGTAAATCCAGTTACAGTACAGTAGAAGCTACACAACTGGCTTTCCTCACTGACACCTTAGCACCCTTATTAGAAAAGATTGAACTGGAATTTGAACGGAAACTGTATAAACCATCCGAAAGAAAGAATATAGAAGTAAGATTTGATACTTCTGTACTGCTTAGAGCCGACAAAGCAAGTTTAGCCAGTTATTATAATACACTATTCCAGATTGGAGTGATAGCACCTAATGAGATTAGAAGGGAATTGGATTTGCCAGCCTTGGAGAATGGAGATAAGACCTTTGTACAAGTGAACGTACAAACTTTGGAAAATGCAACAAATAACATTAAAGATGAAGGAAACACGCAGCTTTAAAATTGAACCATTAAAAGAAGATAGCAGAACCATAGAAGGCTATGCTATTGTATTTAATGCTGAATCCAGAGACTTAGGAGGGTTCACGGAATAGATAGAACCTACAGCTTTGGAAGGCATTATAGAAAAATCTGATATTCTTTGCCTTCTTAATCACAATGAAGATAGAGGTGTTTTAGCCAGAAGCAAGTTTGGTGAAGGCAGTTTGGAACTGATGGTAGATGACATTGGACTTATGTACAGATTTGAAGCACCTAATACAGCTTTGGGGGATGAACTGTTAGAAGGCATTAAGAGAGGTGATATTAGTACCAGTAGCTTTGCCTTCACTGTAGAAAAAGACACTTGGATTAAAAAGGATGATGGCAGTTATTTACGGACTATCAATAGCTTCAAAGAATTGTTTGATGTATCACCTGTATATAAAGAAGCCTACCCAGATACAAAAGTAGCGGTAAGAAAGATGCAGGATATGGAATCTGAAGGGCTTAAATCTTACTTTGATGAACTTAAAAAGAAATTGGTATGAACACATTAGAGTTATTGGATAAGAAACAGCAACTGAAACAGAAGGCAGAAGAACTGATAGCAGGTGCTGAAACTGCTGTAAGAAAATTGAATGAAGGGGAACAGGCAGAATTTGAATCTATCCTTAAAGAGATAGAAGAAACAGATGCACAAATTAGAAAGATAGAAACAGAGAATTTAAAGCAAACAACAAGTAAAAGAAGTATGGAAAAGTTTTCATTATTGAAGGCTATTAACGATGTAGCCAACAACAGACAATTAGACGAAAGAGCACAAGAAGTAGTTAATGCTGGTATTTCTGAAATGCGTAAAGCAGGACAAAACTACAGTGGATAGATTGTATTACCGATGGAAGTAAGAGCCGATATTCAAGCTACTGTAGAAGGTGCAGGACAAGAAAACGTAGCTGAAGATAAGTTAGGAATCTTAGAGCCATTAAGAGCAAATTTAGTATTGGTTAATGCTGGTGCTTCATATATGACAGGCTTACAGGGTAATGTTTCTATTCCTGCTTATTCAGGTTCAAATGTCACTTGGGAAGGTGAAGTAGCAGATGCCAAAGATGGTGCTGGCACATTTACAGAAGTGAACTTAGAGCCAAAGAGATTAACGGCATATATTGATGTATCTAAGCAGTTCTTGATTCAAGACAGTAACAGTGCAGAAGAAATGCTTAAACGTGATATAGTATCTGCCATTAGCAACAAATTGGAAGCAACTATTTTAGGTACTGAAGCTGGTTCTGCTACTATGCCTGCTGGTATGTTGAACGGTGTTTCTGCTGATTCTGCTGCTATCACTTACGAAGATATTGTAGGTATGGAAGCCGAATTAGAAAAGGAAAATGTAAGAGGTGACATTAAATTCATTGTATCACCATCCGCAAAAGCCACTTTAAAGACTACTAAAATTGATGCTGGTTCTGGTAAGTTCGCTATGGAAGGTAACGAAGTAAACGGTTATCCAGTGCTTTGTACTTCTGCTGTAGCTGATAAGGGTGTTATCTATGGTAACTTCAGTGATTTGGTAATAGGACAATGGGGAGGTATCGATCTTACAGTAGATCCTTATACACAGGCTGCTAAGGGTAAGGTAAGATTAGTGATTAATGCCTACTTTGATGCCAAACCACGCAGAGCAGAAGCATTTGTAAAGAAAGTGTTAGCTTAATACAGTTTGTTAATAATAAGTAAGCTATGTATTTGACTTTGGAACAAGTGAAGAAACATCTACTTATAGATGATGATTTTGTAGCGGATGATTCATATATTACAGACTTGATTACTGTAGCACAGGATTCAGTTTCACAGCATTTAGACATAGCTTTGGAAGAATTAGAAGCAGGTGGGACTTTGCCACCTGCTGTAATTCACGCTATGTTATTAATGATTGGAAACTTATATACCAACAGAGAACCTGTAACAGTCGGTTCTGTGGTTAAGATTCCCTATACTTATGAATATCTGGTAGGACTTTACAAACACTATGAAATAAAATGAGGGCTGGCAGTTTACGTTATCCGATAATCATACAGAAGCCTGTAACCATTAAAAATGAATATGGTGCTACTACTAATAGCTGGTAGGACTATATACTAACAAGGGCTGATATTCGGTTTGATTCTGGCAACAGGCTTAATGAAAACAGTGAGATTATCCACAGCTATACAAAGACTTTCATAGTAAGACACTACCACCCTATTACAGAGAATATGCGGATTATATACAAGGGTAAGAAGTACAGAATCCTTTGTATCAATCCAGAGACATTAAAGCAGACAATAATAACGGAGTTAATCAATGAATGACACAATTACAGTAGATGCCAAACAGGTACTGGACTTATTCAAAGAACTGGATAGCAGGAAACAGAAGAAAGCCTACAGGAACGCTTTAAGAAGTGCTGCCAACATTCTTACTAAGGAAACTAAGCGGTAGCTTAAATCCAGACTGGGGAAAGCTGCCAACAGTAAAAACTGGTGGAACGGTAAGACCTTAGTAAGTGGTGTTAAATCCAGTGCCGACAAAGAAGGGACTGAATCAAAGGTACACATTATGGGGGACTTCAGATTAAAGTTCTTTGAAATGGGTACATAGGAACGATTCACCACAGGCAGTAACAGTGCCAGTGTAAGGGGGAAAGACCCAGTAAGAAGGCAGAAAGTACCAGCAAGCAGGGGTAAAATCACAGCATCCTACTTTTTCAGAACAGCCAAAGAACTTAAAGAAAAAGAAGTGTTTGATAGTATGAACAGGCTGCTTTCTTAGTCTATTGTAAGAGTAGCCAACAAACATAAAGGCAAATGAATTTACAAGTAGGAAAAGCCATATTCAGTATTCTAAGTAATGATGCTGATTTGGTGGAAAAGGTGGAAAACAAAATATATCCGTTAATAGCAGATGTAAATACTACTTTCCCTTTTATTGTTTACAGAAGAAACGGTATTGAACCATTAAACAGCAAAGACAGATTCACAATCAATACCACGACATACATAAGCATAGTAGTAGCTTCTGATAAATATGATGAAAGTATAGAGATAGCGGAAAGAATTATTAAGGCTTTAAGTAAAGGAACATATTAGGGGATAATGGATATAAGTTTAGTAGATGCTGATGAAGATTATATAGATGATACGTTTATTTAGACTTTAACTTATAACATAAAGACTGATGGCAAATATAATTAATGGTGGTGATTTGATGTTTTTTATTAACGGAAAATCTGTAGCATTTGCTACAAGCCACAAACTGACAATTAATGCAGAGACAGTAGAAACTTCAAGTAAAGATAGCGGTGGTAAATGGGTTACAAAATCGGTTAAGAAATTGAGTTGGAACGGTACTACAGAAAACCTTTATTCTAATGATGGTGAAGGGGTAACTTTTGATACTCTTTTTGATTTGATGGTAGCCAGATAGCCTATTGATGCTGTATTTGCTTTGGAAGGTAACAGTACAGATTATGCAGAAAACAAATTGGATGAAGTCCCTACAGACGGTTGGACTGCTGTAAGTGCAGGCACTAAGACTGGCAAAGTAATTATCACTTCATTAGAAGTAAATGCACCTAATGGGGATAATGCTACTTTCACCTGTAACTTTGAAGGTGTTGGGGCTTTAGTAAAAGATGGTACTACTGATTCTGGAAATACTGGTGATTCTGGAAGTGGTACAGGTGGTAATCCTTTGTAATCAAACAGCCCTTTACACCTAATGAGGGTGTAAGGGGCTTTTTAACTTTAACAGACTATGGAAATAATTATTATAAACAAACCGTATAAACTCAAATACACATTAAGAGCCTTATTTATCTATGAACAGATAACAGGTAAGGCTTTCAATCTCAAAACTATCACAGATGAATATTTGTTCTATTACTGTATTCTGGCTGCAAATAACCCAGAAATGGAAATGACCTTTACTGATTTCATTGATGCCATTGATGAAGATTACAGCATTATAGCGACATTCCAGAAGTTCTTAAAGCAGGAAATAGAGAAACAGAATATCTTCATTACAGATACGGACATTAAAAAAAAGTCTTGACCACTAAGGAAATATATTCATTACTGGTTCTGGAAGGTGGTTTGTCCCCAGATTATGTGTTAGACAAAATGCAGATGTACGAATTGGAAACCTTAATAAGCAGCCTTTACCAGAAGAACAGGGAAAGCTGGGAACAGACAAGGCTACTGGCATACATACTGGCACAGGTGAACAGTACTAAGAAACTGAAGCCTTCAGACATTCTTAGTTTTGTTTGGGACAATGATAATAAGGGTAACACTTCCATTAGTAATGAAGATGTAAAGAGATTAAAAGAAAGAGCAAAACAATATACAAGTAAATATAATGGCTGATTTAGTGACCAGATTACTACTGAACAGTAGTAACTTTGATGATAATTTGAAAAAATCCACATAGCAGGTACAAAACTTACAAACTACTGGAATGAAACTTAATAAGGGCTTCAGTGCTGTAGGCAGTACCATTACAAAGTTTGCTGGCTATCTTGGTATAGCCTATACTGCTGGTGAAGCATTTAATAAGACTATCAGAAGCAGCCAGACTTTAAGTGATACCTTCGACAGCAGTATGTAGGCATTAACAACCAGTGTAGATCAGTTCTTTTATGCTTTGGGTTCTGGAGAGTTCCAAACATTCTTGAACGGATTAAGCGGTATAATAGATAAGGCACAGGAAGCATATTCAGCTATGGATTAGCTGGGTAATACCAGAATCAGTTTTGACTATACCAGTGCCCAAAATGCCAGAAACATACAGGAAGGACAAGCAGCAGCCAAAAATAAGTTTGCACCAGTAGAAGCCCGAAATGAAGGGTTTGCCCAATGGCAGAAAGCCATACAGACACAAATAGAACAGAATGAAACACTGAAGTTTGATTTGCAGAAGGCAGTTACTACAGCAGTGGAAGCTGAAATAGGCAAAGAAAACATAAGGGTTACAATGGAAGATGTGGATAAGGTACTAAAGATAGATGTTACCAACCCATAGAAAAGGGAGTAGTTAAAGAACCAGTATTCAACCCAGTATGACGAGTATAAGGAAAAGGTAGGTAATCTGGGTAGATACACTTATAAGGATGCAGCAGGTAATACAAACATTTCATTCTGGAAACACTACACCGATGGAGAAAAGAAGATAATGGAAGATTTGGCATAGGAATACAGGGAAGCCATTATAGTTAATGCTATGCTGAACAAATATAAGGATGAAGAACTAACAGCCCTTAAAGACAATGCCAAACAGTTTGTTTCCTTGGATGCTGCTACTTATGGCTTAATCAGAGAATTTAACGAGACTGCCAACGAGTATAACAATGCAAACAAGGCTGTAGAAGGATTCCAGAAAATTGAAAGTTTTGAAGGATATACAGCATATACACCTACAGCCACTACAACAAAGAAACCGTTAAAGACAGATGTAGTTTTGGCAGAAGGTTCACTGGCAAAGATTGAAAAGGAAATAAGCGAAAAGAACAATCAAATAAAACTGGTTACTTCAGATGAAGATAGAGCCAGAATACAAAAGGAAATTCAGCAACTGACACAGCAGAAAGAAGAAATAGAACTTAGGCTAAAGTTCCCTGCTGATTCTATAGCTTATCTGGATAACCGATTATCAAAGCTGAAAGCGGAATATAACTTAGCCATAGACAGTGCCAGCAGGAACAAAGTACTGGATGAACTGAATGAATTAACTAAGAAGAAAAGGCTGATAGAATTTGAAGCTAAAGTAGTACAGACTACCACAGACATTAAAAATAGTATAGCCAAAACGGAAACACCCCAAACTAACAGCAAATGGAACTTCTTAAATCCAGATTATGATTCGGATTCTGAACAGTTGGAACAGGTGGTAGAAAAGTACCAAAGGCTTAAAGCTATTAGGGATGGAATATCAGAACAGGATATAGCGGATGCTTTACAGTTAAAGACTGATGGAGCACAGGAACTGATAGGACTGGTTAAGCAGTTGGATAGCCAGTTACAATCTTTGGAGAATACAACCGAAAATCTTAATGATAAGCTATAG